AAGTCTTAAAAACTGGACAAAGCAAAAATGGAGAACAAAGTCAGGTAAACCAAGCTCCAAGACAGGAGAGAGATACTTACCTGAAGCTGCCATTAAATCTATGACAGCATCCGAGTATGCATCCACTACCAGAGCTAAACGCAGAGATACAAAAAAAGGAAAACAACACTCCAAGCAACCTAAAAAGATAGCCAAAAAAACAAGGCGATTTAGGTAATTACAGGTTTGACAAGAATAAGTCTTGTTAATTAATATAAAATCAAAGGATTAATTATGCCAATGGGTATGGGAACTTATGGATCTGCTAAAGGCAGACCACCAAAAAGTAAAAAAGCTAAGAAAAAAGTTAAATCTAAAAAAGCAAAAAAGTCTAAAAAAAATAAAATTACTTACTAATGTTTAAAATCATGGCTGTTGTATGTTTCCTAAATATTCAACCAGATACTAATTTATGTCTTTATAGAGCAGAATTAGGCACAGAGATTGAGGATTGGGAAACCTGCAACGAGCTAGTTGATAAGATCGTTAATATTGTTGATCAGCCATTTAAAGATAAAAATATAGCTGCTGCATTTTCTTGTCAATTAATTGCTTCCACTCGAATATAATTATGATATTGCTCTCCTCGTATTAAGGAGAGTTGGCAGAGTGGTTGAATGCAACGGTCTTGAAAACCGTCATAGATGCAAGTCTATCGAGAGTTCGAATCTCTCACTCTCCGCCAAAAACTTTCAAAAACACTCAACAAGCACTCAACAAGCTTATTTTTCCCACTATTGTTGACAAAATTACGGTTGAAAGCACCGAAATTATCCAATCATATCAATATCTTTTTCCCAGTATTTAGCCAAAAACATAGATTATACATATCTAAAATATGCGTTAAACATACATTATTTACTCAACATTTACTCAACAATTTGCTATAACAATTTCTATTAAGGAGTAGTTATGAAAACATGGAAAGTAAAAGTTCGTGGAGAAAACAAATACTGTGTCGTTGTTCCTACGAAGGAAATTGATGAAAATGGAAAACCAAAAGAAAGAAGATTTTTTCATTCTAAAAAACATGAAGCCGTTGCTAAAGCAATGGATTTTTTACATAATGATTTAGGTAATTCAGTTACCATAAAGTCATTAAAAAAAATATCTTTAGAAAAGGTTTATGATGAAACTTGGGATAGTTGGAATATTAAAGTATTACAAAAAGAAAAAAATCCTAAGAAAAAGAAAACTATAACTAGAGATACAATGAGTAGATATGAGGATTATGCAAATGCTCTATTTAAAATTGTACCGAAAGAAACTGATATTGGTTTAATTGATAAAAAATGGGTAAATGATTTTATAAAAAAATTACACCAAACTAAGTCAGAATCACAAGCATATAGAATTTACTCTGTATTTAATATGATCATGCTTAAAGCTGAACAATTAGACTACATTGAATTCTCCCCTACTCATGCTTTCAAGGAAGATAGACCAACCTATTCCTCTCCAGGCAAAAAATCAATAAAACCAGATGAGATGAAAAGAATTTTAAAACAAATTTATTGGTCATATAATAAGTATAGTTCTCAATCAGCTTTTTTATTGCTAATCCAGGCATATACTGGTGCAAGATGGGGTGAAATAGCTGCACTTACTGTTACTGATATTGATTTTAAAAATAACAAAATATTTATTAATAAATCTAAATCATCCAAAACTGGCAAAATATCACTTACAAAATCAGGTCATTTAAAAAATGATGAAGCTGACATGGGTGAAAGAATTGTGCCTATTGCTCCTAAGTTTGCTGATATGATTGACAATTATATTAATGGTGAAAATATGAAAAAAGATAGTTTTCTTTTTGATTGTTCTTATACGGTTTCGCAAGATACTTTTATTGCTGCTTGTAAAAGAGCAGGAAGTACACAAAGAGAAACTAAAATTTTTAGACGATTTGTTTCAACACAAATGCGTAAGATTGGTGCAAGTCCAGACGAAGTTAAATTGCGTCTTGGTCACTCTGATATTGCTACGCAAGACATTTATGTCACTCATACTGACAAAAATGCCAATAATCATGCTGAAAAGCTATACAAAACACTTAATTAAGAGTTAATATAGTTTTTTGAATCCTGGTAACGGTTTAAAGTTTGGGAGGTCTAATCACACAGACCTCCTCTTTTTTTTGCGTGTATGGTCAAATATGAGCTTTTTTTTTAAATACATTTATGCAAATTGTGTAGTTTTCTTAAATATCTAACCAATGTTGATGCTTGTACCGTTCTCTCATTCTCCAATGTTGGGTAAAGTTTTCTCACCCTAAAAGTTTTCATATCTTTGTAAAAAATTAGCATTGCAGGAACTTTGCTTTGCTTTGCCAACTTCTTAACTGTCGTACAATTTTTGTATGTCTGACCTTTATCGTATGCGTGTTCAATCAGTAATAATGGCTGATAACATTTACTGCATACTTCCACCAAATCTATATCAATAGCTGCCAAATGATCTATGGTACGATGCCACTCGTTAAAGGGATTTCCCTTTTCAAAATAAGTATATCTAGGCATTAAGATAACCTATTGCTTTTTTCATTACTCCTGGATCATCATTAAACAATCCAATTGCTGTATTGCAATTAGGACAAAGCACTCCTCGTATTTCTCCTGACTTATGACAATGATCTATTGATAATCCTTTAACAAATTCCTTTTCACTTCTTCCGCAGCATTCACAATTTTTTACTGCATTTAATTGTTCATATTTTTCTGCTGTAATTTTGTAAGTAGTCATCATTCTTCTTTTTCTGACTAACTCAGGAAACTTATGATAAAATTCTTTTCTTTCCTTTTTTATCTTTTCTTTATTTTCTTGATAACGAATACGATCTTTTATTCGTTTATCTTCTACATTTCTTAGTCTTATTTCTCTTAATTTTTTTTTATATTCTTCATGTTTTTCAGGATGTTTTTTCCATAATCTATGTCTTGATAGTCTTGCTTGTTCGTTCAAACATAAACGACATTTATTTCTTAAATATGTATCAGCTCTAAATTCTGTATGAGGATATTCTTTATTACAATTTGTACAAACTTTCATTCATCATTTTTTTTCTGTAATGCTTCGTGGTATGTCTGATTGATTTTCTAATTTAATAATTTCTTGTCGTAATTTAAAATTATCCTCAATTTTTTTTTCTAATAAATCTTTTGAGAACTCTAATTGAGATTTTAATTCTTTAATTTGTAATTCCAAATCTTGTTTAAGCACTTATAACAATATTGTTTTTTGATTTTTTAATAAATGACTCTCCCTGATCAGTAAGATTTAAACTTCTCTTTTTATATTTATCTTTAAAAATATAACCTCTCTCTACTAATCCGTTACAACATTGTGCAACACTTGTATAAGAAGTAATCTTTAATCCATCCTGGATTTCTTTTAGTGATGGAGAGTAATCATTTTCTTCCCAAAAATTATTTACAAATTTTAATATTTGGCTTTGTCTTGGAGTCATGCTTTCTTTTTATCCTCCTTAAATTCTATTAATTTAACAACATTTTTTTTAATTTGTTTTGTAATTCTTATGATTGGTAATGGAAAATAATCCCAACCATATTTTTTTCTCAATATACTTTCAATTAAATCTGTGTTCATAAATCACCATTTTTTTTCATTAGTAGTGCATTCGTCATAGAGAAATATGCAGCTCCATCGACAAAATTATCTCTATTGTATGTGTCAGGATTTGATGCTCTTGCGATCTTTACACCTGCCATGCACAATGTAACTTGATCTGCTCTTATTGGTGTTTTTAAAATGACACTCCAAATTTTTGCAATGTCCTCATGGTTTTTATCAAATGCACCATAAATAATTTTTCTTTCACCACCAACAAGAGAGTCAGCTTCTTCAAGAACATCCGTAACTTGATTATAAATATCTTCCACTATAAATCTTGTTCCCTTTTATCTAACATTTGTAAGCCAATGTATTTATTGCCACTCTGACTTTCGTTTTTATAACCTTGTAATTTTATTGTTTCTCCTTGTTTAACATCACGAGAAACTCTTATTGATCCGTAATAATGATGCTTTGCGTCAGCATCTTTGTTCGGCATAATATTTCCTTTGCCTTCTTTTAATTCAAATTTATCCATTATATATCCCATCCATCGTCTGTTGGTTTGTTTCTAGTAAAAAGTGATAATTTGTTTTCGTAAATTTTTTTTAATTGCTCGTTACCATCAATCGGTATTTGTTCTTTTGTGTAAACATTACTTAATTGACCAAGATGTTTTGTACCATCAAGAGCTGCACTAATTCTTACAAATTCACTTTCAGACACTTCAGGAGAAGAATCGATATTACTTCTTTTTTCATAAGGAGGAAAAATATGCTTATCATCCTTCTCCAAAGTATCTGTTGCACTACTATTTTTTAACTCGTCAACGGCTAATCCATTTCGAGTTGCTATTTGCATCTCATCAGTAGACGCAAATTCTCCTCCGTCTAATCCTGCTCTTGCTAAACAAATTCCCAAAGATGAAGTCATTGCATTCTCTGTT